ATCTCGACCACCATCGACTGGATCACCGGCACCCAGAAGCGTGCACGCGTCGACGGCAAGGTGCTCCCGCGCCGCAAGGAAGGCGCCCGCGCCGCCGAATTGAAGACCGACCTGATGAAATACCTCAGCGACGCCAACCTGCTGGAGTTCCACCGCAGCCGCTCGTTCGGCGAGTCCGTGATCGGCGGTGTCGGCTGGCTTGAAGACCAGTGGCAGGACGACGGCGGGACGGAGCCGGTCTACTCGCGCTTCGAATCCTGGCGCAACATGCTCTGGGACAGTTCGTCGACCGAGATGGACCTCAGCGACGCCCGCTATGTCTTCCGCTCGAAGTGGGTCGACCTCGATGTCGCCCAGGCTTGGTTCCCGAATCGGAAGGAGCAACTCGCGCTCTCCGCGTCCAGCGCGCTCGACTTCGACACCGGCGGCCTCATGGGCGACGATCCCATGGACAGCGCCGAGGACGAGTTCAGCGGCGTCGGAAACCACGACACCTTCGACCACGCCAGGCAGCGCGTGCGGCTGATCGAGGCATGGTATCGCGTCCCGACCAATATCCCACGCATCAAGGGCGGCCAGTTCAGCGGCGAAATCGCCGACCCGACCTCCCGCGGCCAGTACGACGAAATCACCAGCGGCGACGCCGTGGTCGCGAACCGCGTCGACATGCAGATGCGCTGCGCCATCATGACCGAGGGCTATCTGATCTACGAGAGCGTGTCGCCCTACCGCCACGGCCGCTACCCGTTCACCCCGATCTGGGCATACCGCAAGAACTCGAACAACCTGCCCTATGGCGTTGTCCGCCGCCTGATCGACCTGCAGGACGACGTGAACATCCGCGCCGCCAAAGCCCGCTACATCATGTCGACCAGCAAGACCTTCATGGAGGCCGGCGCGGTCGACGACCTCGACGAGTTCGAGGAAGAGATCAACCGGCCGGATTCGATCATCGTCTACAACCCGGGCCGGAAGATCGACTACAACGTCGACCGCGACCTGGCGCCAGGCCATGTCGAGCTCATGCTCCAGTCGATCCAGATGATCCAGAGCGTTGGCGGGGTCACCGACGAGAACCGGGGCGTGCAGACCAACGCGAAGAGCGGAATCGCAATCGCGCGCCGGCAGGAACAGGGCGCGCTCGCCACCGCCGGCCTGTTCGACAACCTGTTGCTGGCGCTGCGCAGCCAAGGCGACAAGCAGCTGTCCCTGATCGAGCAGTTCTACAGCGAGGAAAAGTCCTTCCGGATCACGAACCAGCGCGGCGTGCCGTCCTGGATCAGCATCAACCGGCAAGACCCTGCCACCGGCGACGTCCTGCCCGAGGACGACATCACGCGCTCCAAGTCCGATTACGTGATGTCGGAGCAGGAGTGGAGCGCATCGGTCCGCGAGGCGAAGACGCAGAAACTCCTCGAACTCATCAACGCCATCGCCCCCAGCGCGCCCGAGGTGGCGATGGTCATCCTCGACCTCGTCGTCGAAGAGATGGACGTCGCCAACCGCGAAGAGATCGTGAAGCGCATCCGCGCGCTCACCGGCATGCGCGATCCGGACCAGCCCGAGCCGACGCCCGAGCAGCAGGCCATGGAGGCGAAGAAGGCCGCCGCCGAGGACCGCCAAGTCCGCATGCAGGAGGCGGAAATCGCCGACAAGGAGGCCAGCGCGAAGCAGAAGGAAGCGGCCGCGAGCACGGCGGCCGCGACGGCGCGCAATGTGCTCGCCTCGATGGCCGGCACCAACGTCGCGACCCAGCGCGCCGCGCTCGAAGCCGCGCTCATGATGATTTCGACCCCCGCCGTCGTGCCGGTCGCCGACGTCGTCGCCCGCGAGAGCGGTTTCGTCTCCCGCGGCGAGGACGAGGACAACGCGGCGGTGGACGTCAAGGCGGCGAACCTCGAGCAACTGGCCGCCGAGGGCGCCGCCATGCAGCCCGAGCCACCGCCCGACATGATGCCGCCGGACGCAATGCCCGCGGACGCCCCGATCCAGCCCCAACCACCGATCTGAGGAGCCACGACCATGGCCGATGAAGACGACAACGACCTGCTGAGCCCCGAAGAGCGCGAGATCCTGGCCGATCCCGAGTACGGCAAAGCCGAAGAGGCGGCCGAGGTCGCCGCCGACGAGGTCAAGTCCAGGGAACGGACCATCCCGCTCGACGAGATCGACGAGGACGGCGATCCGATCGTGGCCGACGGCGAGGATGCCCCGCCGCCGGACACGCCCGCCGAGATCGCGGCGCCAGCGCCCGAGAAGGATGACCCGGCCCCGGCTGAAGATGCCACGCTCGCCGCCGCGCAGAAGGCCTATGAGGCGGCGAGCGCGGCGGCGAAAGCCGTTCCGGAGTTCAGCGCCGAGGACAAGTCTCGCGTCGATGCCATCAAGACCGAGAGCGAGGCCCTGCTCGCGAAGTTCGACGACGGCGAGATGACCGCCGCCGAGTTCAGAGAGGCGACCAGGAAGCTCGAAGCCGAGGACCGGGCGCTTGAGAAGAAGGCTGACCGCTGGCAGTCCGCCAAGGACAGCCTCGCCGCCGCCGAAAAGGACTATGGCAGCGCCGAGGACGCGGCATGGGACACCGCCGCCGCCGAGTGGAAGAAGGCGCACCCGGAGGTGGAAGCCGCCGGCGCTGATGCGTTCGCGAAGTTCGACGCGGTGCTGCGGTCGTTCACCGCTTCCGATCTCAGCGACGGCTTGACCTTCAAGCAGATGATGGACCAGGCGCTCGCGCTCTTCGCCGGGCGGAATCCGGGCCTCATCAAGACCGTCGCGCCGGCCAAGGGGGTGCATCCCGCCGACGCCGCGCGCAAGGCCGCTGAAACCGCGGCGGTCCCCACCCTCGCGGGAATGCCGGCCGCCGCCCTGACAGACGCCGGAGAGGGCGAGTTCGCGGCACTCGACGCGCTCGCCAATTCGTCAGACCCCACCGTCCTCGAAGACGCGCTGGAGCGGCTCTACAAGAAGGACCCCGCCGCCCATGCCCGATACATGGCCCTCTGAATGAAAATCCGCCTGGAGCTGCGACCGAATGACAGCGTGATCGTCGGGGATGTCGTCATCACGCTCGAGCAGAAGAGCGGGCAGCGCGCCCGTTTCACGGTCGCAGCCCCGGGCACGCCAACGATCTGCAAGGTCGAAGGCATGGGGTCGGAGACCGCGCCCGTCCGCCTGATAACACAAGATGCAACCTGAGCGGGTGGTACTTGCCAATTTGGAAACTTTAGGTATAGTCGCGCCCTAAGCACGGAGCGCAGTAGTGCCCGGATGCGGAGTTCGAACTCTCATCTGAGGCACCGCCATGACGCAGACCGTCATCAATCCCGGCGACATCAAGGCCATCAAGAAGTGGTCCGCCGACCTCGCCCGCGACACCAACGCGCAGTCGTATTTCTCCCAGCGCTTCGTTGGGAAGGGCAAGAACAACATCATCCAGCAGAAGACCGAGCTTGAGGCCGATGCTGGTGACACCATCCAGTTCGACCTATCGGTCCAGCTGCGCGGCGCGCCCACCGTCGGCGACGACCGACTGAAGGGCAAGGAAGAGAACCAGCGGTTCTATTCCGACCAGGTGGTCATCGACCAGATGCGCAAGGCCGTCAGTTCCGGCGGAAAGATGACCCGCAAGCGCACGATCATCGACCTGCGCACCAACGCCAAGGAGCTCCTGTCGGAGTATTGGGCGAAGTATTTCGACGAGCTGCTCTTCATCTACCTGAGCGGCGCGCGCGGCATCAACCAGGACTTCATCCAGCCCCAGGGCTGGACCGGCCACGCCGGCAACGCCATCCAGGCGCCCGACGCCGCCCACGTCATCTACGCCGGCTCCGCCACCTCGAAGGCGACGATCACTTCGTCCGACAAGATGTCCCGCACCTTCCTGGAGCGGGCGCAGACGTACGTGCGCATGATGCGCGCCACGGACCCCGAAAACACGCGCATGAAGCCGGTCACCGTCGATGGCGAGCCGCGCTACGTCGCCCTGATGTCGCCGCAGGACGAGTTCAACCTGCGCACCAGCGACACCACCGGCTGGGTCGAGATGAACAAGGCGCTCATCACCGCGGCGGGCAAGAACAGCCCGATCTTCAAGGGCGGCCTCGGCATGCTCGCGAACACCGTCCTGCACTCCCACGAGAGCGTGGTCCGGTTCAGCGACTATGGCGTCGGCGTCAACCTCCCCGCCACGCGGTCCCTGTTCATGGGGCGGCAGGCGGCCGTCGTCGCCTACGGCACCGGTCCCGGATCCCGCTACCAGTGGATCGAGGAGAAGGACGACTACGGCAACCTCACCAACGCGGCCAGCGGCGTGATTGTCGGCGTGAAGAAGGCCCGCTTCAACGGCAAGGACTTCGGCGTGGTCGCGCTCGACGCCTACAGCGCCCCCGTCAACTAAAGGACCCAGGCAACATGGCTCTCTACCGCTCCGTCTACGGTCTGCGCCAGGAGATGGCGCCGATCCCCTTTCAGGCCGGCGCCATCATCACAGCCGACTTCACCTACAGCTTCGAGACTGTCGGCCTGCTCACAGCCGACAAACTCGAACTCGGTGTGCTGCCCTCGGGCGCGAAGATCGTCGACGCGATCCTCATCCCCGAGTCGCTCAACGGCAACGCCAGCGTTGGCCTCATGTCGGGGGAGGCTGGCGCCAACGACGCGGCACGCACCGTCGGCGCCGATCTCTGGTCCGCGACCGCTGTGGTCTCGACCCCGCTGCGCGCCGCGCTGCTCACCGCGTTCAAGGTGGCGGCGTCCAACGTCGATCGCGGCATCGGTTACACGACCTCCGCCGACATCGTCGCCGGCGCGGGCAAGCGGATCACCCTCCGCCTTCTCTACACCATGCCCTGACGGGCCGGGGGTGGCCTGAGCGCCACCCCCGGCCGCCTTCGCCCCAAGAGAACAGGGAAGCCTCATGAAGATCGAGTCCATCATCCTTCGGCCCTCCGGCACCTCGGTCACGTTCTCCGTGCCCCGGCCGGGCCAGGACGTGACCTACCTGTTCACAGGCCCGCCCGAGGGGCCGCATGTCTGCGACGTCGAGGATCCGCACGACATCGAGCGCCTGCTCTCCATCCGCGAGGGTTATCGCGAGTGGCGCGCGCCCCTGACGCCCGAAGAGGCGGTGCGTCTCCGCGCCGCCGCCGAGGCCGCCGCCGAGGCTCAGCGCAAGATCGACGAAGCCGCCGATGCCGATCGGGTTACCGCGGAGGCTGAGGCGCAGCGGTTGGAGCTGGAACGCATCGCGCGCACCGAAGCCGCCGCCCTCGCGCTGCTGGAGAACCGCGCCACGGTCGCGGAGGCCGAAGCGATCGCCGCCGGCCGCGCGCCGATCCCGGATGCGCCCGCCCCGACCACCGCCGAGACTAACCCGCTCAACCTGCCATCCGAGGCCGCCGCCGCCGCCGAGGCGCAGCGCCAGGACCAGGACGAGCGCACGCGCGCCGAGCAGGCCGCCCGCAACGTGGATCTCGACACGATGACCATCGAGCAGGCCCGCGCGCGCTACGAAGAGAAGTTCGGCAAGCGTGCCCACCCCGCCATGAAGCTTGACAGCATCATCAAGGCGCTCGGCGCCTAAAGGGGAAACCGACAATGGCCTCCGTCCGGGAGCTCTTCGTCCGAGCCCAGACCATCCTGCAGGACAAGACCGGCATCCGCTGGCCGCTGGCGGAACTTCGGCTTTGGGCCAACGACGCACTCCGCGAGGTCGTGACGCTGAAGCCGTCGGCCAACGTCCGCGCGATGACGATCACCCTCGACACCGGCACGCGCCAGACGCTGCCGACGTCGGCGATCCAGATGGTGCGCGCGATCCGCAACATGTCGAGCGCCAACCCGGACACGGCGGTCGGCGGCCGCGCCATCATCACCGTGCCCCGCGAGGTTATGGACAGCCAGAACCCCGATTGGCACGACCCGAGCATTTTCCCGCCCCAGAAGGAAGTGATCCACGTGATCTACGATCCGGAGGATCAGCGGAGCTTCTACGTCTGGCCCCCGAACGACGCGACGGGCCGCATCGAGGTAGCGGTCGCCCGCTATCCCGCCGAAATCCCTTCGTCCCCGACGCCAGAACTGCGGCATTCCTACACGACGCTGATCGACCTGAGCGACATCTACTTCAATGCCCTCGTCGACTACATCCTGTATCGCGCCTACCTGAAGGACAACGAGGTCTCCGGCAACGCCGAGCGCGCGCAGGCGCACTATGCAGCCTTCGCGAACAGCCTGGGCGTGAAGGTCCAGAACGAGATTAAGTCGAACCCCAACACCACCGCCGCGGCGACCGGCCTCGCGACATAAGGAGGCGCCCACATGGCTACCCTCCGCGACTTCATGCCCCACGTCCTGCCCTTCGTCTCGGGATGCCCCGAGATCACCGCCACCGCGCATCTGCGCACTGCTCTGTCCGAGTGGTGCTCCAAGACGAGGTGCTGGACCCATCAGGTCCGCAACCTCGTCGCGACCACATCCTCGCGCATCCCGATCCCGGTCCCGCCCGGCACCGTCATCCACGACATCGCCGAGTGCTGGCTGGACGGCCGCAGGCTGGAGCCGGTCCCGTTCTCCGACCACGACCCGGACATGATGGACGGCGAGGGCCAGCCCTACGGCTTCACGCAGCAGCGCCCGGGTCAGATTTCCCTGGTGCCGCGCGGCACCGGCGTGCTGCGCCTCAACGTCTATCTCAAGCCGGCGCAGACGCCGAGCGGCAAGACCACGATCGCCTTTTCGGTCTACGACCCCGACGTCTTCGATGGCGTCTACGACGAGAGCGTCGCCCCGGTGCCGGGCGTGCTGGAAGTGCCGGACTTCATCCTCGAGCAGTGGGGATCCTTCATCGGCGCCGGCGCGGCGGCATGGATCAAGCTCATCCCGAACCAGCCATGGACAGACCCCCAGGGCGCGGCGGTCCACCGCTCGGCCTTCCAGAGCGAGATGGAACGCAACTTCAGCCGCAACATCGGCGGGCAGCAGCGCGCGCCGCGCCGCTCGCGCGCCCACTTCCTCTAGGAGAGAGACCCGATGGCGAATGACCGCTTCATGAAGACCTACGAGCGCACGATCACGTCGCCACCGGAACACGCCTTCGCTGTGACCCCGAGCGACACCGTGGACATCGACGCCTCGTCCCGCGCGCTCTACGTCGGCGGCGCCGGCAACCTGGCTGTCATCATGGTCGGCGGCGAGACCGTCACGCTCACCGCCGTTCCGGCCGGGACGCTCCTGCCGATCCGGGTCGACCGCGTGTTGGCGATCGGCACCACGGCGACCGCGATCGTCGCCCTCTGGTGACAGCGATATGGCGATCGACATCACGAAGTTCAGCGGAGAAATCCCGCGGGTCCACCCGCGACTGCTTCCTGACGGCTTCGCCCAAGTGTCGAGCAACGCCAAGCTCGAGAATGGGGTCCTGACACCCTATCGCAAGCCGCGCGTGATCGGCGACTCGGTCGATCCTGCCACCAAGACCATCTACAAGGCCCCCGACGGCTGGCTCTCCTGGGGCCAGGACGTCGACGTCGTTCAGGGCCCGGTCGATGAGGAGCGGATCTATTACACCGGCGTGGGTGTCCTGGATGCCAAGCTGCGCGTCGCCGG